GAGGCCAACCTCCTAGTGCAGGATGTGGCTTTTCTACAAAGTTTTCCACCCAGTGCAGAATGTCTTGAGTTACAGTTTCTAGTTGCATCAGAAAAATGGCAATTTTGATTTTTTTGTGGTTTCCAAGTTGTCTTTGATAATGGCTGAAATCATTGTGCGTTCACTGGCACTCAAGGCCAACACTTGATCATAAGTTATTCCACCGCGCATGTACCATGACATTTTTAAACTTTCATTTCGAATACTATCAGCCTCCCGCTCCATGCCATCTACTATGTTGGCAATTTCTTCGGCATTAGCGGTCAGGAGGCGGGTTCGAAAAAACTTGTCATGTCCAGAGTCAAAGGTTGTTCATACTGGTGTTTGCATTCAGTACAAGTGATACCAATTGGTTTGATTTCAGAATTTTGACGCAGTTCAATCACACGGTCTCGTATCTTGTTGAACAAAGCACGATCGCAGTTTTTCAAAAAGTCGTCAATGAATTCAGGCTCACTTACAATGGCACCAGGAGTTCGTATGCTGGCAATACTCCACTTGAGTGCTTTGAGAGTAAGTTCAGTAATCTTTTTCAAGACTTCTTGCATTCTCTGAATTTTTTCTTTTTCTTCCATGTCTGCTGTTGGCAGCAGTTGCATCATTTTTTGTTCTTCGAACTGCTCTTGATTAGTCATATTTTGACTCTCGTAGCTCATGGGGCAGAAAGTAATGGTCAAATCACCGTGAATCATGGGTTCGTCAAAATCTGGACTTTTCAACTGATCCAACACAATTCGCAGGTCTAGGTTGTACTCATCTTCGTGAGTGCAGTTGGGACATTTGGTTCCAATTTCAAGTTCATGTCCGTAGCTGGCAATTCGCACAGCAGTCAAGATTGCATTGATATCTGGCTGCGGAATTTTCCAAGCATCTTTGATGTTGGGCACACAGCTTTGTATCACGCTGACCACTGCTTGCCCGTTGAACAATCCGTCAGGTGTTCTGTAAGTGATTTCGTCAATGGCAGTCATAGGCAGCACAGGCAATTCTTTGTTGACTGTCATTTCCAGTGCTCCGGGTGGCCAGTGCTTGCCACCAGTGGGTAGCCGCAGGTAAATTGCAGGTTGCCTAAAGTATTGTCGCAAGGGGTTAGAAAGTTGGGTCATAGAGTGCCTATAAATATAGTTCTACTTATGGGTAACAAAACATGGCTGATATAAATCGCGAAGCACAAGAATTTGCCGAAATAATGGCAGACGTCAATCGGGAAATGAAGTTGTACGGGCAACTACATGCCAACACTGCTGAACGTCTCAAAGATGCTGAAATATCAGCTCAATTTGGTCTCAAGAACTTTACTGCTGCTTCGGGAAAAGGGGCAGACGCTGTAATCAATCTTGGCAAGGCCATGGGTCAAGCTGCATCGTCAATGTACCAAGGAAAAAAAGGTGCAGCAGCGTTCAACGACAGTGTTGATTCGTTGACCACAGCAGCTCAAGCAGCGGCTGCTGGTCTACTGCTGCTAGGAGGTCCTTTGGGTTTACTAGCAGCAGCGGTAATGGGCGGCATAGCTGCATTAGGCAAATATACCCAAGCTGCCAACGAAATGAGCGACAAGCTCTACAAAGGCTACCAAGGTCTAGCTGAGACGGGTGCAGCAGCCAGTGACGGTATGACTGGCTTGTTTAAGGATGCTAAGAAACTTGGAGTCAGCATGAACGACCTTAATGGGTTTGTTCAACTGATTGGAGAAAATTCCAAAGACTTGGCATTGTTTTCAGGAACCGTGTTTGAAGGTAGACAAAAGTTTGCTGACATGGGCGAAAGCATGGAGCAGTACCAAGAAGGTCTTTTCAACATGGGTCTCAGTGTTGATCAAGTAAATTCTGGTATGATGGGCTATCTAAAACTGCAAAGCAGAGTAGGCCTGAGCCAAAACAAAACTACTACAGAACTAGCTGACGGTGCCAAAAAATATCTAATAGAAATGGATTCTTTGAGCAAGGTCACTGGCGAAAGTCGCAAGGCCATGGAAGATCAAATGGAAGCAGCTCGTAGTGAAGAACGATTTGCAGCCAAGCTACAGGAACTAAGATCACAAGGTCGAGTTGAAGAAGCCAAACAGTTAGAACTAGCCAATATAATGATTTCTAAGGAAAACAAAGCATTGGCTCAGGGTTTCCGTGACGCATCAACTGGAATGATTACCACTGAGGCAGCACAAAAAGCCATGCTTGTGACTCAAGGTCAAGTCATGGTTCAGGCTGATAGAATGAGCACTGGCCTGGCCACGGCAGGGGAAGGTGCCACTATCATTGGCCAGGCCGCTGGTAATACTGCTAAATCAATGACTGGATTGGCCAAAGCAGGTGCTTATTTTGGAGCAGACTTTGCTGCTGATCTGCGATCAGGCCTGACTGATTATAACAAGGCTCTCATAGAAGCTACAAAGGAACAGGCCAAACAAGGAGCAACAGGTGGTAAAGCTGCTGATGATGCAGTGCAAGCACAAACTGATCTACGTCGAGCACAGATTGCAGGCAACAAAGCAACTGAAGAATTTGTGTTTGCAGGCATTGTTCCAGCAACCAAGGCCATGGAAGTGCTGGCAAAAACAACCACATCAGGTGTTGATAGCCTTAACAAGTTGTTTGGTATTAAACCAGGTGACGCTAAAGAATCAGAGGCAGCAAAAGCTGCTGAAAAAGCTGCAAAAGAATCATCTAACGCTGCAAGAGCCGCAGAAAAAACAGCGCAAGACGTACTTAAAAACAACCAAAGTACCAAAGAAGAAAGAAAAGCAGCAGCACAAAAAGCATTTGATACACGAAAAGCTGAACAACAAGCAGTCAATCCAGGTTCAGTAATTTTAAACAAGAACCCTGCAGTACCAGCTGGCAGTCCCTTGTCAGCCGCTGTACCAACAGCTCCTGCAAAAGCTGCTCCTGCAAGTGCTGCTCCTGTAAGTGCTGCTCCTGTATCTGTATCACCTGCTGCACCTGCGGTATCAAGAGCTGCTGCACCTGCAGCAGGTGCAGCAGCACCAGTGGCACTAGGAGCAGCCAAACAAAAAACAGCTGGAGGAATAGACGGAGGTGCAGAAAAAACTGGGTCTAACGACATGCAAGCACCTAAAAAAACTGCGTCTAAAGGTGGTGGGGGCAGAATGAGTGAGGATGACATTAAGAAAATGATCATTGATCACGAAGGTAAAAGATATGAACCATATAAAGACAGTTTGGGATTGTGGACTGTAGGAGTAGGTCACTTAATAGGTGACGGAAAAACACTGCCGCCTGAATGGAATCGCAAATTCAGCGAAGAAGAAGTTATGGCAATGTTTGAGAAAGATTATGCAAAACATAAAAAACAAGCAGAGTCAAACGTTCCAGGATTTTCTAAATTTGACTCAATGGGTCAGGCAGCATTAGTTGATTTGACATTTAACATGGGACCTGGATGGCCTAAGAAGTTTAAAAATACTTCTGCAAAACTAGGTGCAGGCGATACGGAAGGCGCTGCCGAAGGATTAACTAATAGTGCTTGGTATGGACAGGTCGGCCGACGAGCACCAAAAATTGTAGGAATGGTTAGAAATTCTGAAGTTACAGCAGCTGACGGTGGCATGTTCTCTGGACCTAAATCAGGATATTCTGCTACATTGCACGGTGATGAAGCAGTTATACCATTGAAAAACGGTACTGTTCCTGTTAGTTTGAGCATGACAGATGTACTTGGGGGGTTAGGTGATGATATTGCTGAACAATTAAAAGAAATAAAAAATCAAAGCACATCTGAAAATGACTCAGCAATGCGTCAAGTAACAAGCGAATTCAAAACAGCCATGACACAACTGAGCCAACAACTGTCAGAAAACGCTAGAATGCAAAATCAAGACGGCATGAGTGGTGTTGCTGCCTTGCTACAAGAACTAATCTCTGCCACTAAATCTGGTGTAGACGTACAACAAAAGATACTGGCGTCCAGCTACTAACACGGTAAATAACTTACTATGGCAGAACAACAATCTTGGAAAAAATATTTCAAAGTGGCAGACACGTCTGGCCAACTGAGTCCAATATCGGGCAAAAATCAGTTTGGACTCAGCGGCTACCCCAGAAACGACGGCAACAATTCAGGAGCACAAGCAGACTTTGTGTTTCGAAATTATGCGTCGAGATTGCCAGAAGTATATTCAGGACACCCAAACCGTGTTGAGCGTTACAACCAATACGAAAACATGGACATGGATTCAGAAATCAATGCATGCTTGGACATCATTGCTGAGTTCTCTACCCAGGCCAATCCAACAAACGGCACACCATTTGAAGTAGACTACAAAGACAAACCCACTGATCACGAAGTAGACATTATTCGCAAGCAGTTGCAGCAATGGGTCAAACTGAACAAACTGGATCAGCGTATTTTCAAACTGTTCCGCAACTGTATCAAGTACGGCGATCAGATTTTTGTTCGTGATCCAGAAACATTTGAAATGTACTGGGTTGACATGACCA